AACCTGCTCGCCATGATGGCTGCCGTTCCGCAGCACAGCCGGGCGGGTGCCAAGTGGTACTGCTCGCCGTACTTCTTCGCTACCTGCATGCAGGCCCTCGACCTGAACCAGGGTGGTTCGGTCGGCCTGTCGCAGGGCCTCGGCCTCACGTTCCTCGGTTCGCCGGTCGTGTTCACCGACCAGCTGCCGGGCAGCGACGATGCCACCGGCAAGGTCATGGCCCTCTACGGCGATCTGGCGAACTCCTCGATCTACGGCACCCGCGCGGGTCTCGAGATCCAGAGCTCGGACCAGGTGAACTTCCTGTCCGACCAGACCGTGATCAGGGCGATCGCTCGGGTGGGAATTTCCCACCACACGATCGGCAGCTCGACGGTCGCCGGCCCGGTCATCGCCCTCCGTGGCGTCTGATCCTGCTTGACAGCAGTGCAATCCTGAGCGGGCGGCTCTCACACGGGAGCCGCCCGTTCTCTTTTGGAGGTTGCATGGTCATCAAGGTAGGCGGCACCGAGGTCGAGATCCGCGCGGAAGCCATCCTGTCCGGCCCGCGGTTCGGCCCTTTGGCCAACCTGTTCGGTTGGGCTCAGGCCCTCATGCCGCTGGGCATCCGGCCCACGCTCGGCCAGGGTGCGTTCTGGAGCCAGGTACTAACGCGGATGATGGAGCAATTCGTCGACCAGTGCGAATACATCATCACGCTGGATTTCGACACGTTTGTTTCCCGCCAGGACATCGAGCAGCTGTTCGCCATGGCGCTGGCGTTCCAGTGCGATGCCATAGCTCCGCTGCAGGTGAAGCGTGAGGACGGCCGGCCGATGCTCACGCTGCTCGGCACGCTCGATGACCCGCCGGCCAGCGGCTCGACGACGCTGCCCACGTCGTGGTTTGCCGAGCCTGTGCAGCAAGTAGATAGCGCCCACTTCGGCTGCACGATCCTCTCGACGGCCGCCCTGAAGCGAATGAAGAAGCCGTGGTTCTGGGAACAACCGGACCCGCAGGGAAGTTACGGCGAGGGCCGCGTGGACTCTGACATCGGGTTCTGGCGGACGTGGCGTGACTCAGGGAACAAGTGTTTCGTGACGCCGCGGGTGTCGATCGGCCACGGCGAGTACGTCGTGACGTGGCCAGGCAAGGATCTCGGCAAGCCGGTTTTCCAGTACACGAGCGATTGGATGAAGGCGAACAAGGCCCCCGAAACTGCATGGAGCGTAGGACAATCGTGAAACTGAAGTTTATCCGGTCGTGGCGTGCTTACTGCTCAGGTCAGACGGTGGACATCCCCGGCGGCCTGGCTGCCGAGTTGCTCGCCAGAAAAATCGCGGTTGAGGACAAACAGCAGCAGTTGATCGAGACGGCTGCGGTCGAAACGCCAGTGAAGACGGCCGACGCCACGCCACGCAGGAAACGCACGCGATGACGTACCGCAGCCTGACAAGAGCCTCCCAGCCTGTCGTGGAGCCCGTGACCATCACGGACGCCAAGGCCCACCTGCGCGTCGATACGGACGACGACAACGCCTACATCATGGGCCTGGTGGCAGCTGCTCGAGGGTGGGTCGAGGAGTACCTGGACCGCTCGCTGGTTCACACGCAGTGGACGATGCGGCTGGACGGGTTTCCGCCGAACGGCCTCGACAACATCGAGCTACCGCGGCCGCCGATGGCAACCGCCTCGGCCGTCACCTCAGTGGCGATCACGTACACCACGGAGACCGGTGCCGTGGTGGTGTTCCCGTCGAACGAGTACCGGATCGACAGGAACTCCACGCCCGGCACCATCAGTCCGCTGTACGAGCAGGCGTGGCCAGTGCATCGCCGGGATGAAAACTCGGTGATGATCACTTGGTGGGGCGGGTACGGCGAGGACGGCCGCAGCGTTCCGACGCAGATCCGGCACGCAATTCTGATGCTGGTGGCCCACTGGTACGACCGGCGTGAGTCTGTACTGACCGGCACCGTATCCAAGGAAATCGAGTTTGGCGTGAAGTCACTGCTCGACTCGTGCCGCTGGGGGACTTACCGATGAGCACCTACACCCAACTTCCCGGCCAGCTTGGGCTGTCGCTTCGCCGCGGTGACGAGCTCGGCACGACGATCGACTTCTCGCCCACGACCATGACCGGCTACACGGTCTCGGCGGTGATCACGTCGCTGGTGACAGGCAATACAGTGACGGCGTTCACGACCACGCTGACCAATGCCGCGGCCGGCATCGTGAACATTGCACTTACGGAGCAGCAGACGGCCGCTCTGCCGGTCGGCACGTACGGCTGGCGTCTTGAGTGGGACGCTCCCGGTAGCGTGCGGAGGACCGCACTGCAGGGCCTGGTGGAGGTCGTCGGGTGACAACGGCCAACGTCACTAGCAACCCGATCACGGCCACCGTTTCAGGAACGGCGGTCTCGGCGGCTGTCACGAGCTCGAGCACGTCCGTGAGCACGTCGGGCGGCGTCGGGCCGCAGGGGCCTCAGGGAGCGTCCGGCGTTAAGGGAGATGCTGGCAGCGTTGGCCCACAGGGTCCTGCTGGTGCTGCTGGACCGGCAGGCCCTGCTGGTGCAACAGGGCCGCAAGGTGACATAGGGCCAGCAGGACCAACAGGGCCGCAGGGCGCTGCAGGAACAACTTCGTGGAGCGGCATAACAGATAAGCCTTCCACATTCGCTCCGAGTTCGCACACGCACCCGCTGTCCGAGGTGACGCAGTCCGGCGCGACGACCGGGCAGGTCGCCACATGGAATGGTTCGGCATGGGCGCCAGCTGCCGCCGCTGGTGGCGTGTCGGACGGCAGCAAGGGCGACATCACGGTGAGCGGCAGCGGCTCAGCGTGGACGATTTCTGCCGGTGCCGTCACTGAGGCCGATCTCGCCGACGCTGTCCGCAACCAGATTTTCCATCCGTTTTTGCTCATGGGAGGCTGACTTATGCCGCAGACGCACAAGGTTCTCGGGCAAAGCAATCCAGCCGCCACCACGCTCACCACGCTCTACGCGGTGCCGTCATCCACGCAGGCGATTGTGTCGTCGCTGACGGTCTGCAATCAGTCTGCGTCCGCAGCGTCCTATCGTCTGGCCGTGCGGCCTGCCGGTGCGGCGGCAGCGGCACAGCATTACCTGGTGTGGGATTCCGCCATTGGCGGCAATGACTCAATAACGCTGACACTTGGAATCACGTTGGCAGCTATTGATGTGGTTAGCGTTTACGCGTCATCTGGCACGGTATCGTTTTCCGCATTTGGTGTGGAAATCTCATGACCACTCGCCTAGCCAGCGCATCAAACCTTAGACGGTCATCGATTGCACTGCAGTCGCCAGCGCTGGTGGCTGTGCGTTATTTGATCGTTGGCGGCGGAGGATCTGGCGGTGCCGGCTCTCGCGGCGCTGGAGGTGGTGCTGGTGGCGTTGTTGCCGGTACGGCCTATGTAGTGCCTGGCGTCAGCTACGCGATCGTCGTCGGTGCGGGCGGCGCTGTTGGTGTGTATACGAACACAGTGAATTCCGTCTCGGTAGGCAGCCAAGGGACAGCGTCAATCGCGCTCCTGCTGACTGCTGTCGGCGGTGGCGGTGGCGGCGGCGGTGACGCTACATCGTCAGGAAGGCCCGGTGGCTCCGGTGGCGGTGCGTGGTGGCTCGGCAGTGCAGGTGCCGGTACGCAGCTGCAAGGGAACGCAGGTGGCACTGGCGTGGCCACCGGATCGTTCGGAACTGGCGGCGGGGGAGGCGCGTCTGCCGCTGGAGGTAACGGCACATCGTCGGCTGGCGGTGCAGGCGGCGGTGGAGTTGCCAACGACATCACTGGCTTGTCTGTGACATACGGTGGCGGCGGATCTGGCGCTCTTTTCAACTCAGCGACATCCGGTGCGGCTGGCGCTGGTGGCGGCGGCAAGGGAAATAACACGACGCCCAGCGGTCAGTCTGGCAGTAGCGGCACCGCAGGCACTGGTGGAGGCGGCGGCTCTGGCGGCTCGGGCGGAAGTGGCGTGGTCATCCTTCGCAGTCTGTTTCCGGCGTCCGCGACAACTGGGTCGCCAACTGCGTCTCGCGTTGGCGTGGAATACCTCTACACGTTCTCGGGTGCTGGGAGCATCACCTATTAATGGCACACTTTGCAGAACTGACTCCTGGCGGCGTTGTGGTCGCCGTGCTCGTCATCGCAAATAACGAAATGCTCGTAGACGGCGCTGAGCAAGAGATCCGTGGCGTCGACCTTCTAGAATCGCTTTTCGGCCATCGAAGATGGAAGCAAACGTCGTACAACGGCCGCATCCGAAAACGCTACGCTGGCATCGGCTACACGTACGACGAGCGGCTCGACGCCTTCATTCCGCCGCGCCCCGGCGAGGGCTGGACGCTCGACGAGTCGACGGTGACGTGGGTGGAGACGCCCACGTCTGAGTGACGACGACTGCCAGTAATCCCAGCTTTACGCGTACGGTGGTGGAATGATCCGACCAGGCGACCTACGAGAACGCGTAACCGTGCAGATCGCCAGCGGCACCACAAACGCCCTTGGCGAGACCGTGCTGGCGTGGTCCGACTCGTCGGCCGTGTGGGCCAGCGTCGAGGGCGTATCCGCCCGCGAGGCCCTGGCGGCTGGCCAGCAGGAGACGACCGTCACGCACCGGCTGCGGCTGCGGTACCTGCCTGGCCTCACTAGCCAGATGCGGTTCGCGTGGCGTGGCCGCACGCTGGAGATCGCCAGCTTGCTCGAGCACGGCAACCGAAACGAGCACGAGGCCATTTGCATGGAGCGACGCAATGGCTGAGCAGGTCGGCATCAGGATCACGACGAACATCCCTGGGCTGGAAAGCATCCGCAACGCCTTTTTGGCCCTGCCGAAGAACCTGGCCGCCAAGCACATGGCTGCCGGGCTACGGCGTGCGGCTGAGAAGGGCGGCACGCTGCAGGCCCTGAAGTCAGCCACGCCGAGAGGCCCTACCGGGAACCTCCGGCGGTCGATCGCCGTGAAGAGCAAAAGGTACCCGCGAACCGGTGTGGGCATTGCCATTCTCGGGTTCAAGTCTGGCCGGAAGATGAACGAGCCATACGACAACACAAAGCTGGGCTACCACCAGGGGCTTGTCGAGTTCGGCACCAAAGAGCGTTTCCGCCGCACAAAGGACGGCCGCAGGGTGTCGACCGGGAAGATGCCGGTCGGCGGCTCGTACGGTCGGCCTCCAATCCGATCGGCATGGGAGCAGACCCGCGAGCGTGTTGAATCGCTGATGGTCGAGGAAATGACCAACGCTTTCGACAAAGCCGCCCGCGAGCTCGCCGACAAAATTAAGTCACTCCAGGGGCCGTTCTGATGGCGCTGAAATCCCCCGAGGCTGTTCTACGAAACGCCCTGGTGTCGGACGTTGACGTGCAGGCGTTGATCAGCGGACGTATCTACCCGCTGCGTTACGTCGGGCCGTCCCCGATCCAGTTCCCGCTGATCATCTGGCGGCGCGCCCGCGTGCTGCGGGAAATGACCATGGCCGGCACGCCGAGCGGCCTGCCACGAGTCACGGTCGAGCTCTACGTGTACGGCTCGACATACGAGGCGGCGCGAGACCTGGCTGACAAGTGCCGCCGCGTTCTGGATGGGTACGCCGGCAGTTTTGACAATACAGAAGTTCGGCAGACGTTTCTGATGGACGAGGCCGACGACCTCGTGGAGATCGACGGAGCGGAGAACTCGCTCTATCTGGTCCGGCAAACTTACGACCTCTTTTGGGTGGAGAATTAACTCATGGCAACTCACGGTCAGGGCACGACGCTCACGTTCGGCGGCACGGGCTACACGGTCACGAACATCACCTACTCGATGACCGACGTGTCGGCTGGCGACACCATCGACGTGTCCCACCTCGGCCTGTCCGCAGGCAGCAGCGTTGCCACCATGGATCGCCCCCTCAAGGGTTCGGCCACGGACACGGGTCGCGAGGTCAGCATCGAGTACCTCGGCACCGCGCCGATCACCGACGGGTCGACCGGCACGCTGGTGATCTCTGGCGGCCTGACGCTCAGTGCTGCTGCCACGGTCAGTTCTTCCAGCGTCACGCTGGCGACGAACGACGCCACGCGGGGCCAGGCCACCTTCCGAGTCGCGCGGGTCTAGTCCGCTACGGAGGCTTCCGTGGCGACATACTCGCAAGGCTGCACGGTGTCGTTTGCCGGTTCTTCACTGACCGAGCTGACAAGCGTGCAGCTGGAGCTTGGCGGCGGCATACCTATCGGTCGCGGCAATGCGTATGCACCAAGCGGTGGCAGCGTGAGCGTCGAGGGACTCGCTCCGGGCTCTTTCAATTGGGGCCAATACGGGTCGCTCGTTATTAGCGGTGGCGGCGTCAGCTTGACATACAACGCAGTATGTACAGGCAAGGGAGCCACCGCGGCTGCCAACGATGTGACGCGTTACACGTTCACGTTCGATCTCATTGGATAAACTATGGCACTGACGAGAGAACAAATTCTGGCAGCGGACGACCTGGGCCTCCTCGAGGTCAATGTCCCTGGGTGGGGCGACACTGTCTTCATTCGCGTGATGACCTGCGGCGAGCGTGACAGCTACGAGAACGACTGGGTGGCCAACAAGGGCAAGGGCGTTGAGAACTTCCGCACGAAGTTTCTGTCACGTTGCCTGACTGACGCCAAGGGCCAGCGGTTGTTCTCTGACGCGGACGTTCCGCTGCTGGCCGGCAAGTCGGCTGCCGTGTTGAACGCACTGTTTGCAAAGGCGATGGCGCACAACGCTTTGAGCGACAAGGACGTGGAGGAACTCGCAAAAAACTAGCAGTCCGCCCGACGCGTGTTTTTCTGTTTCGTCTGGCGGCACATCTCGGAATGACGGTCAAGCAGTTGTGCCAGGAAATGGACAGCCGGGAGCTTGCCGAGTGGATTGCGATCCACCGGCACTTCCACCCGCTTCCTGACACATGGCGGCAGACGGGCCTGGTGGCCAGTGCGACGCTCGCGCCGTACTGCCCGCGGGGCAGGACGCCGAAGGCTGATGACTTCGTTCCGGTTGTGAAAGCACCGCAACACGATCTGCAGATACAGGAAGCGTTGGAACAGTTGGCACGAGACTTGGCGGGTGACTAATGGCGACGGTGATCGGACTCGGCGTGCAGTTCTCGGCCAATGCCAACGGCATGACCAAGGGGCTGTCGCAGG